CGTAATTATCAGATAGATGGAGTATATGATGCCTTACGGCACAATAGAAAATTATTGATATCACCGACTGCTTCAGGTAAATCTTTGATGATTTACGCTCTTGTAAGATATTATGTAGATAAATCTGAAAAAATCCTGCTAGTTGTTCCGACGACATCCCTTGTAGAACAGATGTATAAGGACTTTCAAGATTATGGTTGGGATTCTGATTCATACTGTCATCGAATATATTCTGGAAAAGAAAAAACAAATGAGTATCCAGTTACAATTACAACATGGCAATCAGTATATAAACTGGAAAGAACATTCTTTGAAGATTATAGTGTGATTATTGGTGACGAAGCTCACTTATTTAAAAGTAAGTCATTAATATCTATAATGACAAAACTTCATCATGCAAAATATCGATTTGGATTTACTGGAACTTTAGATGGCACACAAACTCATAAATGGGTTTTAGAAGGATTATTTGGCCCATCATATAAAGTTACAAAAACGGATGAACTAATGAAACAAGGACATCTATCGCAGTTAGATATTCAGTGTCTTGTTCTTAAACATCCTCCAAGAAAATTTGATACTTATGAAGATGAATTACAATATCTAATCACACATACACAGAGAAATAGATTTATTACAAACTTAGCACTTGATCTCAAAGGTAATACTTTAATTTTATACAGTCGTGTTGAAACTCATGGTGCAGTTCTGTATGAATTAATAAATAATAACAAACGTAATGATCGAAAGACATTCTTTGTTCATGGTGGTGTAAATGCTGAAGAAAGAGAATTAATTCGTGAGATTACGGAGAATGAAAAAAATGCAATCATAGTGGCATCGTATGGGACTTTTTCAACTGGAATCAACATTAAAAATTTGCATAATATTGTTTTTGCCTCTCCGTCAAAGTCTCGAATTAGAAACCTCCAAAGCATTGGAAGAATACTCAGAAAAGGAACTAACAAAACCAAAGCTGTTTTATACGACATCTCTGATGACTGCTCTCATAAATCAAAGAAAAACTACACATTAAATCATCTAATTGAAAGAATAAAAATTTATAACGAAGAAAACTTTAACTATGAAATAATTACAATACAATTAAAAGGAGAACTATGATAGAAGAAGATTTCTATGCTACAATTAAATTAAAAACTGGTGAAGAAATATTTGCTAAAGTAGCAGCCTCTGAAGAGGAGGATAGAACTCTTTTGATTATATCAAATCCAATTACTATAAATGAAGTTAAAGCAAAGAATGGAATTTATGGATATCGAATTGAACCATGGTTGAAAACAACTAAAGATGATATGTTTATGATTAACCTATCAGATGTATTAACAATATCAGAATCTTCAGATGTTGAAGTAATTACGATGTATCAAAAATGGGTAAAAGATACAACCAGAGTAAAAAATAAAGAACCAAAATTAAGTCGTGAGATGGGATATATTGCTAGTGTAAGTGATGCAAAAGATATATTAGAAAAACTATTTAAATTAAAGGGCTAATTACCCTTGAACCTCTACAAAGGTTATTCTACACATATTTTAATATCATGTCAAGTAACTTGCCATTTTGATACAAAAATGTTATAATTTCTACATAATAATGATTAATAGTTATGGCAATAATTAAACCTATGCCGAAAAGAAAACGATCTGAACATTATGTGAATAACAAAGAGTTTCTTGCTGCTTTGATTCGATACCGTGAAGATGTAGAGATAGCAGAAATTAGAGGGAATCCAAAACCAGTTATTCCAAGATATATTGGTGATTGTTTTCTAAAGATTGCTAATCATTTATCATTTAAACCAAATTTTGTAAACTATATGTTTAAGGAGGATATGATCTCAGATGGAATCGAAAATTGCGTTCAATACATACATAATTTTAATCCTGAGAAATCCAAAAATCCTTTTGCTTACTTTACGCAGATTATTCATTTTGCGTTTCTCCGCAGAATCCAAAGAGAAAAAAGACAGTTAGATATTAAAAATAAAATACTTGAAAGATCTGGCTATGATGAAGTATTTCATGGTGATAAGGTTGACGGAATGGATACTTCCGACTATAATCAGATTAAGGATGCAGTGCACTCAAAACTTCGTTATTAATGAAAATTGCGATTATAACAGACCAACACTTCGGGTGTCGAAAGAACTCGCAAATTTTTCATGATTATTTCTTGAAATTTTATAATGATATATTTTTTCCTAAACTAGAAGAAGAAGGTATTACAACTCTTATTGATATGGGAGATACTTTTGATAGTCGAAAGGGAATAGATTTTTCTGCTTTAACATGGGCAAAGGTAAATTACTTTGATCGTCTTAAAGAAATGGGAATCACAGTTCATACGATTGTTGGGAATCATACCGCATATTATAAGAATACAAATGAAGTCAATGCAGTTGATTTATTATTGAAAGAATATGATAATGTAAAAGTATATTCAGAAACAACAAGTATATGTATAGATGGGTTAAGTATTCTTCTTGTTCCTTGGATTAATTCAGAGAATAAAGAAAAAAGTTTAGGATTAATTAAGGAATCAAGATCACCTGTTTGCATGGGACATTTAGAGTTGCAAGGATATAAGGTAAATGAATATGTTATAATGGATCATGGTCTAGATGATAAACCCTTTGACAAATTCAAAAAAGTTTTATCGGGACATTATCATACCAGATCAGATAATGGAAAAGTTTTTTATTTGGGTAATCCTTATGAAATGTATTGGAATGATTTTAATGACACTAGAGGATTTCATTTTTTTGATACAGATACTTTAGAGCATACTGCGGTTAATAATCCATATCGTTTCTTTTATAAAATTTATTATGAAGATACACCTCATCAAACTTTTGATACAAGGGAATATGAAAACAAAATTGTTAAATTAATTGTTCGTAAAAAATCTGATCCTAAGAAGTTTGAAAAGTTTATTGATAAACTTTATGCTTCAAATATACATGAATTAAAAATAATTGAAAACTTTCAATTACAAGAAAATGAAGAATTTGAAGCATTTGAATCAGAGGATACTCTTTCTATATTAAATAGATATGTAGAAGAATCTGAAATTGATTTGCAAAAATCGACAATACAAGATTTAATAAAAGAAGTTTATCAAGAGGCATGTGAACTAATCTAATGTATATTCTAACCATAGAAGGAAGAGAAAGTGAAGGTGCATACTCTGTTCAAAATGAAGAGGGTGAAAATATCCTGTATCTTTTTGAAGAACAGGATGATGCTGTTCGATATGCTATGATGTTAGAGGAGAAGGATTATCCAGAAATGCATGTCATGGAAGTTGATCCAGCAGCCATGCTTAGTTTATGTCAAACTTACAATTATGAATATACAATCATCACTGCAAATGACATTGTTATACCACCTGATATAGAGTATGATACTATTTGAAAAAGTTCGTTGGAAAAATTTTCTTTCAACAGGCGACCAATATTCTGAAATAGATTTTCAAGGTTCATCTACAACACTAATTGTAGGTTCAAATGGAAGTGGAAAGAGCACTGTATTAGATGCTCTTACTTTTGGATTGTTTTCAAAACCATTTCGTAAAATAAACAGAAGTCAATTAATTAATACAGTTAATGAAAAAGATTTAAAAGTTGAGGTTGAGTTTACGATTGGAACAATATCTTGGAAAGTGGGAGAAACGATAAATTACTTGATCAGTTTGCATCAGTTAATGATCAACAAAAGTGGTTAGAACAAAATGTTGTAAAGATGAATTATAAATCCTTTACACAAATTGTAATTCTTGGATCAAGCAACTTTGTTCCCTTTATGCAGTTAAGTGCAACAAATCGTAGAGAGGTGATTGAGGATTTACTTGATATAAAAATATTTACATCAATGAATAATATTATTAAGGAAAAAATAAGACATGTTAAAGATAAAGTTAAAACTTTAGAATTAAAAAAAGAATCTTTAAATGATAAAGTTCTCATGCAAGAATTTTTCATTCGTGAAATTGAAGTTCGCGGTAAAGAGGATATTAAGAAGAAGAAAAAAAAGATGGATAGTTTAAATGATGATATTTGTGTATGCATCATGGAAAACGAAAATTCAGAAGACAAAATTTATGATTTGCAACAGAAACAAGAAAAAATAACTGGTGCATCAGATACCCTTGCTAAATTAAATAATTTAAAAGGACAAATATCCAATAAGGTATCGATGATATCAAAAGAGGATAAATTTTTTAAAGACAATACGGTTTGTCCTACATGCACTCAAGAAATCGATGAGAATTTCAGAATAAATAAAATCAAGGACGCTCAAGATAAAGCAAGAAAGTTGCAATCAGGTTATAAAGAACTT